ACCAAAAGACGAATGAGGTTTTATTAAATATTAAAAAATCAAACGCGAATGAGAAACAACCAAATAAGGAGTTAGATGCGGCGCTGGACAACCACATAAAAAAAACCATTGAACAGCCATCCGTTAGTTTAACGCCAAAAATTGTCCAATTAGCTCCTGTTGTTGAACCCGAAAAACCATCTAATGCCCCGGCAATTCACCCATTTTTCGCATTCATTATGACAACACTAATCATCTTAGCATTCATCTTAACTGTAGGATATTTCTTCTTCATCAAGAAGAAGGCGTCCAATGAAACCCCAGCCCCCACCGCCCCAGAGACCCCCAAGGTGGCAACCGAAACCGCACCCGAAAATCAATCCAACAAAGATACTGAAAAGGCGTAGGATTAAAAATTAATTAAAATTCAGATCACCCCTTGAGAAATCTTGGGGTGATTTTTTTTGAAATTTTTTTCAAAAACCGCTTGACGGGGGATTAAAATGTGGTACAGTTCCCCTCGTATGAATAACACATCTACTGTAGTTAAGCGTGGTCGTGGTCGCCCTGCGGGTTCGACCTCTTTCGTCAACGTCAGTCTTGCTGACCTTGATCAGTTCGTTGGCACTGCTAGTGCCATTCCCGTGTCGCGTGTTTGGCTTCAAAAGATGGGCTTGACAATCCAGCCGATCTCGCGCACTATTCAAGAAGCTGAAGGTGAGGACTCGACCCCGAAGGTGGAGTTCAAGATCTCCAAGCTCTAACCTATACTCACATGAAACGTTTTGCTGAACTAGTCGGGCAAGAAGATGTCAAGAAGAAGTTGGGGTTTTACCTCGACGCCTTCTCTAAGACCCAGAAGTTTCCCTTCCTCCTGCTGACGGGGGCGAAGGGAATGGGCAAGACCGAATTCGCCAAGGAGACTGCGCGTGGCATTAATGCCAAGGACGGTGCGCCTCGCTCTTTCCTTGAAATCAACTGCGGCACGATCAAGAACGCGCAAGTGTTCTTTGAGCAAGTGTTCGCCCCAGTGATTCAAGGCAACGAGGTTACTGTTCTATTGGACGAATGCCATGCGCTCCCCAAGGACTTGATGACTGTATTACTTTCTGCTTTCAATACCGAGAAGGCAGATGTGAAGCAGATCACTTGGCGCGACGGTATGTACGAGTTCAACTTCAAGTTGCAAAGTTTTATGCTTGCGACTACTGAGGCTGACAAGTTGTTCGCGCCGCTCAAGGATCGCCTCACGCCTGTTGACTTCCAGCCGTACACAGTTTCGGATGTTGCTAAGATCGTAGAGAAGATGCTCCCTGACATCGCTTTCAAGGGTGATGTCTTGGAGAAGATCGCCTCCACAGTTCGTGGCAATGCTCGCTCTTCCGTGCAGCGTGCAAAGCAGATTGAACTCTACTGCGAGACCAAAGCAATCAAAGAGTTTGGTGTCAAAGAGTGGACTGATCTTTGCAACAAGATTGGTATCAACGCATCTGGTCTTAACAACACCGAGATTCAAATCCTGCGCGCTCTTAAAGATCGTGGGGACTGCTCGCTCAATATGCTGTCGGCCATTACTGGCATGAGTCGCTCCTCGCTCCAGCGTGACGCTGAAATCTTCCTGCTCCAGAAGGGCTACATGAAGATCGAAGGCTCCCGCAAGCTAACCGCCGCAGGGTCCAAAGTCTTAGAGAATCTTCAGAAGAAGGCTTGACAAATGAAACACAAAGTCGCAATATGGATAGAAGGTGGCATGATACAGGGGATTCGATCCTCCGTAGACATTGACATAGAGATTATTGATATCGATTGGGAAGGCGTAGACAGGGACGCTGCTGAACAGAAATGGGAACAATATCAAACTGAATTACCTTTTAACACTGTATGAAAACATTCCGAGTACAATTCGTTGACGAAATCACTGCCAAGACAGAAGAAGATGCATACGAAGTTCTGCTTCGTTATCTCCGTGACTGTGCAGAGTATGGGGATGCTACCGCATTCCAATTTGAGGAAGTTGAACACAAAGAATATCAGACACATTAAAAATTGTTCCACGTAGAACATTTGTTGCGAAACCTCCCTACTTGCTTATAAGTGGGGAGGAAACGTAACATTAACGACTTAGTCTTAAATAAATAAAAGGTGAATCAATAACGAGTTAATAGTAAATAAATAACATATGGTAGGATTGGGGAAAATTCCCCAGCCGGGCCTGGCCCGGATTCACGAACCCTTGGCACGCAATGAGTTACAAAACTCGACAACCCGGATTGGTGAAGCGCTGGTATTCAACGAGTTACACCGGGCCTGGCCCGGCTCTATATAGCGCTATAGTCAGCACTATATAGGCGGGGGGTTAGTTATATCATCCCTCGTAGTGAGCGTATGTATATACAGTCGGGAGACTGACCGCAAACTTTGCGGCGATCTCGTACAGGTGCAGGGCGCAATCCCTGCGGCGAGTGCGGCGGGGAAGCTTCTGAGCATAGAACGCAATCTTCCAGCGCTCATCTTCATTCAGCCAGCCGTTGCGCCTGTATAGAGTCACGGCAGACTCACGCGCAAACATCTTCTCGGCTTCCTCCGGTGTCTTGTCGCTGTATTCTTCAAGATTCTTCAGAGCCTTTTCGATTCGCTTCTGTTGAATCTGATAACGGGTACGCATCCACTCCAACTTGGTTTTGGTATTCATCGCAATTTTTTTTTGAGCAAAACAAACAAAAGTATTAAGAAAAGCGCAATTTGATAAAGCAAGGGAAAAAAGGGGGGCGCTGTCACCGCCCCCCGTTTGATCAGACCGCAACCTCCGGTTTGATGTCAACCGTCAAGTTCAGACCCGCGAAGGGGTCGAGGATGCTGTGCAGGGCTTGGCTACGCTTGGGCAGCGCGATCAGGTTGCCCTTGTACACCTCGGTGAAGGCGTTGTGCAGGGACCAGAGGTTGCGCGGGGCAAACTCCTCATGCGCGGGCTTCTCCCATTGGTCGAGAACGTCGGCAATCATCGTCTTGCCAACCGCGCCAGCGCGGTAGCCGCGCAGGATGAGGGTGCCAGCCTCGTCATCGGTGAGAGGGGTCGCCTCGTACTTGGCAACGCGAGCCTCCTGCTTGTTCCACATATCGGAGAGCGCGCCGATTCCACGCGAAACGATTTGCGGCAGATCGCGCAGGACGTTGGTCGTGTGCTTGCGGGCAAACACGATCTCGTTATGGAAAACGAGATTGGAGCAGACAAACGGCGCATTGCCAGCGCAGAAGCCAGCAGGGAAGCACTTGTCATGCGAGTTGCGCAGACCGACAACGGTGCCAGAGGAACCCTGCTTGCCCATGTCGATCTCGAAAAGACCGAAGTAACGCTGACCGAAACGGGCAGTCGTGTGCAGTTCCTGCTTGATCGCAAGACCCGCAACCTTCATCTGCTCGCGAAAGATCGAAACGAGGTTCGCGTGAGGGATCGGCTGATACGTCTCGGTGGCATTGGGTGTCGGAACCTTGGCGAGATCGGCAAGGCTGATTTGGGAATTGTCTGCGCCGCAGACATGGAGGTTTACGCTGTTCATTTTTTTATTTGGTTGAGGTTGACGAAAAGAAGTTTGGAGAGATTTGCGCAGAGTTCAAGAACTTTTTTGATTAATTTTCGCGGCGAATTCGGCGGCGTTGCGATCCGTTTCGTCGGCCCTTTCGTTGAGCCACTTCTGGAACGCTTGGTGGTCCTTGATCTCGACACCAGGAATCTTGTGATAGAAGGCGATGCTGGTGAGAGCGCCGCGCATCGAACCGTACATGATAGGATAATCGTTATTCATCGCGAGCAGTCTACAAGGTGCAGTTACACTTGCAAACTTTTTTTTGCGTTAAATTGAATTTTTTTTCGCGGAGCGTGGAACATTTTTGGCGTCGTGGAACATTTCATTTTGGAATGAACTCTCTTTTCGGCTTGACGGCCAGGCCGGGCCAGGCCCGGTTTGATACAGCACCCTATATAGAGCGCTATATCAACCAGACTTTATATATTAAAATGAGCGTCGAGCAAGAAGATTATTCTCTACATAATCCTTTGCATCCTTGAGCGAAGTGTTGGGGACAAGAGTGCGGACCGCTTTGATCAGAGCAATCTTGTTGGGGCAAATGCCCTTGCCAGCGCGATACTCTTCTTGAATGTTCATAGCTTCATCGTAAATCGATGCAATTGCATTGCGAACTTCGAAATCGAGAAGCGAATTGATCTTCGGGATCGAAGGGACAATAGGCTGTGACACAATGTCGATTTCGATCTGATGATGCTCCAGCCCAGTTTTGGCGGCGAAAGCATCGATGATGTCGGTTCTGTTGATGACGAGTTTCATAGTATTATGATTTGAGGAAGCCGTGATGTTTGAGGAGATTTTCATACTCTGCAAGCAATTTCTTTTTGTCGCGAGTGCGGGAACTGCACATTTTGCGAACATGGTTGGAAACAGAACCGCGTGAATTAGTCATGCCCAGAGTTTCAAGCTTAAGCGCGCTTCTGAAAGCGAGCAAGCGATATGCGAGAATAGCGGAGGGAGTGTCAGCAATGATCATAGTAGTAAATTGGAGCCGCGCTGCTCATCTCCTATATGATGAGTGATTAGGGAGTCTTCACGGCTTTGGTTTCTCCCCGTCAGCAAGAGAGAGAATGACAGAGTGTGCGCGGTGTGCAACATTTATTTTGAATTTATTTTCAGTTGCGAGAGAGATTTTGCTTGACACGCACAGCCGGGCCAGGCCCGGATGCCAAGCCGCAACCAAAAAGTTACAGCAAGGCTCCGATTTTTTATTAGCTTTCTTCCTCGACTTCCTCCTCCCAACTAAACTCGTCAATTGCAATCTTTTTCCATGCATCAGTTGAAGAGTCGTCTTCGTGTTCTCCGGTTTGATACTCGCCACCTTCCCAAATGCTGTAGCCAACAAAGCCCATTCCCTCTTCAAGATAAGCAAGCTTGAATTTTAATTCGGGGAACTTGGCTGACAATGCTTGAATCGCCATTTGAGGCGGCGACCATGCAGTTGTAAAGCACAGCACCATCAACGTCGGGTCGTACTGCTGGATGTCAACTTCATCAATGTCCCACTTGGTTCCCCAATTCTGAACGCGCCAATCATACCAATCATACGCGCCATACTTCTCCTTGAATTCATTACGTTTGGCGTGCTTGTCGTTGAATGGTTCAGAGTCTTTCAACTCTTCGGGCATTGGGAGAATTTTATTGAACGAGAAAACGTCACCCATCCACTCATTAAAGCGCGTGAAGTCACCGCTGACATACAGGTTATTGGCACACCAGTTAGGCATAGGATTTAATCGTTTAGGTTATTATCGTCGCAATAGATTGTCATTCCCTTGTCGTAACCAGCCTTGTAATCGCTGCCAGCGTTGGGGCTGTTCATTTTTTTCACAGCCTCGTAATCGTATGAGCCTTTGTTGTAAGCATCAAGCACACCGCGCAGGTATGCGTAGGTAGGTTCAATCATTGGTTTCATATTTGAGCAAAGATTCTTTTCCCGTAGATGGCAACGTAACGGGCATTTTTAATTGGCGACCCATCCTTTGCAAGCACAAAAGTGGAATACTTGTAGGGATTGTAAGTCACCTCCACAGAATTCTCGGGGATAACTTGGCTGATTGCTGTGCGGAGATAATTGTCCCAATCGCCGCGCACCCATGCGTGAACATTCTTGCGCTTGTTCTTCAGCACACGCTGCCGCCCCGCCTCACTAACGTGGAACGTGGGGTTGTCGAGGGTAATCGCAGGGGCGTGGGCAATCACTTTCCCATTGACACGAATCGACAGCATGTGTTTATGCAGGTTGAAGTAGACTTCCGTTTTGATTTTCATGATTCTTGTTCAGCAAACATTTCTTCCCAGACATGGGGAGGAGTACCAGTCATGATGAACTCGCGCTCATCAGCGGTCAAGAAAAAAAATGCTTCTTGAATCAGCGCGCCAAGATCGCATTTCATCAAAGCCGTGGCGTATTGCTCTTCAGTCATCGTGGGAAAATCCATCGTGTAGATTTGCCCGTTGAATTGGCATCGTTTGGTTAGTTGCATGGTTAAGAGTGTGAATAAAAAATCCGTGAGTGCAACAGCAAAAGAAGAAACAACAAATAAATAAATACGAAATAATGCTTGACAACCCGCCGGGCCTGGCCCGGAATCCTCACCTGGTGCACCTGGCGAATAAAAAATCTGCGCTCTCGCGAAATTTTCGGTTTTCTGCCGGGCCTGGCCCGGATTATATAGCGCCTATATAGCACTATACAATCACTATATAGTTTCGGTGGTGTTTAATGAAGGGCAACGAAACCTCCCCATGCCGCAAGCTCTCCTTGCGTACTATTCCACCGAAAAAATTATTTAGTTAGCATAAGCCAAGCGGCCTTCTGTAGTCACTAGAGGGCGGCGACCTTCGGCTCCCTCTAGATACTCTATAACCTCCGCGCTAGTGGCGAGGCGCATATAAGAGTTAGGCCACCCCACAAGATCTTCCCGATGATAAGAGGTCGCGCATACACGCGGACCCGTTGCAATCACGCGCTCCACTCGGCGCGTCCTTGTATTATACCACAGTTGACCGTTTTTCATTTGTAGAAGATATGATGATTGATTTGAACCGTCTTGACAAGCTTTTTCGCCCAACTCGGGGAAACTTTTTCGGCGTGATAATGCGTCGCGCCGTTGGTGTAATTCGTTTTCTGATTAACTAAAGCGAGAGCCTGTGACCATTTCGGATGGCGCTTTGCTTTCGCGATTCCGTCCTCGACGTTTTTTCCATTCCAACACGAAAATTGTTTCGGCGCGAGAATGACGGCAAGTTCCGTTTTATTCTTGGCGCGATTCGCGATCACCTCGCGAACCGCCGCCATTGCGCGGGGATCAGCCTCCCCACCCGCTTCCAAGATCAGAGTCGCCGCCACAATCTCCCCACGCGAGACGGTGACCGTGGTGGTCTGCCCCCGCAGCGATAAGACGGCCCCAAAAAGCAGCGTCAGCAGTAACAACCGAAAAACCGCGCAAAGCAAGATGCTTTTCAACAAGCTCGGTGTTCCATTCATATTTTTGCAGGAGGTATGCGAATTGTCTTTCATTTACTGATTTCATGAGGTGACCTTGGTGGCGTATTCTTCTGCGCGCTTTTCCATCTCAACAAGCTCGCGGTCAATCTTGGCGCGGAATTCCGCGACAGCCTTGCGGCTCATATTCACGGGGAGGTAAAGGTCGATACTCTTGAGGAGGCTTTCCATGCCGCCCTTGAGGTAGATTTCTTTGAGTTCGTTTTTGTTCATGAGAGAGAGTGTGGAGATTTTTTTTGTTTCGTCAACAACTTTTTTTCACTTTTTGAACCAGCGGAAAACGGTGCGATTCGCGGAGGAAAATTCGACGATGTACTCCGTGAAGGTAGCGGGGACAATTTGGAAAACGTCGTTTTTCATGGCGCGAGCTTGGCACGCTTTCCAAGCGAGTTCGCAACCCGAACCCTGCGCGATGATGATTGAAGACCAGCGGTAGTTTTTCATGAGAGAGAGAATGACGAAAAAATCCGTGAAGTCAAATTTTTTTTCAGATTTTTTTTTGGAGCGTGGAACATTCTGCGCGTCGTGGAACATTTCATTTTAAATTGAAAGTTCATTTTCGCTTGACGGCAGGGCGCCGGGCCTGGCCCGGATTTATATAACACTATATAAAGGGATGTAGAGTCCCTATATAGAGAGTCTATATATCACTCGCCCATACTATAGTGGTCATCATAGGCGGACCCGTAGTCCTCGTCGGTGCCGAGGCCAGCAGACGCGAGGGCATCCGCATCCGCCTCCGCATCGGTGCGGAAGCCGTCAAACGGCTCCTCCTCGTTGGCGGCGTTATAGGACGCCTGTAGGGTGTCGATGACCGCATCAAGCTGCGGCGCGTTCATCGCGTCGGCGGCATCGCGCAGCGCGGCGAGAACGAGGGAGGCTTCGGTGAGGGTGAGGGCGAGGTTGATCTGGTTCATGGGGATAAAAGTAAGAAAAAATTCGTGCAGGTAAAGAAAAAAGTGAAAGAAAAAAAGGGGCGCTCAGAGCGCCCCCGAATCGACAAGGGCCGCGAGGCGATCCCAAGCGGCGTCAACTTCGTCGTTGATGGCGTTGACCATATCAAACCAAGCGTGCAGATCGGCGCGGTCAGCGTCGGTCAGATTGGCGTACTCGGCGGCGGCGTTGCTGGGGAGGGAGTTGATGAGGTTCATGAGAGAGAGAATGAAACTTTTTTCGGTGCGGTCAACTTTTTTTTCAGATTTTTTTCAGATTTTTTTTCAGAGTGTGGAACATTTCGCGCATCGTGGAACATTTTCGTGGAACATTTTTTTCTGCGTGGAACATTTTTTTTTCTTGACACGCGCCTGGCGCGGGGCCGGGCCTGGCCCGGAATCTTAGCCTGGTGCACCTGGCGAATAAAAAATTTACCGTCTCGCGAAATTTTGGGTTTTTCACCGGGCCTGGCCCGGATTTATATAGCGCTATATAAACCCTTATATATTATTTACGAAACCAGCGCACAATTGTTATATGGCCCTTCGGTATAACAACTATATATTCCTCGCCCAACGCTTTAGCAATTTCGAAGTGGGTGCCACTCATTGCGTTTGCTTGCTGGGTAGCGAAGGCCGCAGCGCAATCCGCGCCGCGAGCAATTATCTGAGACGCCCAACCGTAGTGCATTTGTTTTTTCATGCTGCTACCTTACCAGAAAAACGGCCCCGCGCAAGTTTTTTTTCGCATTTTTTTCGATTTTTTTTCGCATTTTTTTCTTGCAAGTGTGCGCGCTGCGTGTATCTTTCCCGCATGAAACTCAATCTCCTGTCAGTAGGTGCAGATGCCAAGACAAGCAAGGGCGAGGCTTTCGGATGGCTGACGGCTATTCTCTACCTTGCGCCAGCGCGCCAAGCTGGGCGCGGCGAAGTTTGCACGCATCGGTCAGCTGGATGCACGCTTGCGTGCCTCTACACGGCGGGGCGTGGTAAGATGTCCAACGTGCAGCAAGCGCGCATTCGGCGCACTCAATTATTTTTCGATGACTTCGCGACCTTCAAGGCTCTTCTCTTCGCTGACATCCGCGCATTCGTTGCAAACTGTGAAAAGCAAGGGATGCGCGCTTGTGTTCGCTTGAACGGTACAAGCGACATTGCGTGGGAGCGGCTGGGCGTGTTCGCTGCGTTCCCTTCCGTGCAGTTCTATGACTATTCGAAGAGTCCGATTCGTGCCTTGCAATTTGCCAAGGGCGCAATGCCGAGCAATTACCATTTGACTTTCTCGCGCAGCGAAAGCAACGAAGCGCAAGCAATCGACGTTCTCCGCGCAGGTGGCAACGTGGCGGTTGTGTTCGCGAACTACCTTCCCCCAACGTGGGAAGGGTTTCCCGTGGTGAACGGTGACGAAAGCGACTTGCGTTTCCTTGACAAGCGCAACGTGGTGGTTGGCCTCAAGGCGAAAGGCGCAGGCAAAAAAGATGCAACTGGGTTTGTCGTGACCGCAACGCTGTGAACGCCGAGCTTTTCCCTCTTGTTTTGTTCTTAGTCCTTGCCCTTGCGTTACTTACGCAAGGGCGAAGAAAAAGATAAAAAATTCCTTGCAATGCGGGGCGCGTGTGCTATCTTAGCAGCATGAAAAACAAAATGATTATCAACGGTAAGGTGGTCGAAGATTACAAGCTGCACGTCGAAGGTGATTGCGGTGATGGCTCTTGGATTGAGTGGGCGAAGTTCGAAGATGGAACAGAGCTAGAAGGTGAAGAGCTATTCGAATTCGAAAAAGTTTACTTGCCCGACTTGGTGTGGGGTAGGTGACACCCTCCCCCATTAATTAAAAATCGCGACCCGCGTTTCCGTGGGGGCGCGGGGGGGGTGGTATTTAGTCCGCTCTACCCCAATTTTAAATACCCTAAACTATCTCTTTATCTTCTTCTATATCTATCTTTATCCCTTTATATGTATACTATACTATGCATCTATGGGGGCTGTGGGGGCTTAATGTGTTATATACGATACGTTATTGGGGGTGTAAAAAGAAGTATGAGAATCAATTCGGACATGGGTTTAGGAGCAGTAGCAAGAATGTATGAAAAGAACTCAACTTTAGGTTCAGTATCAAAGGCCGCTGATTGGTTTGGGGATGTGGAGAAGATAGATGAACTTAAAAAAGCATTAATAATGGCAATTGATTGCGGCAATTTCGATAAAGCTTTGTTTATACTTAAACAGTTACAAACTCTTAAAGCGTAACTATTTCTTAACTATCGCAAGATAGCCTACTGTAAGCATCAATATAAGAACAATAATCAACCAATCTGTTTCTAGATCGTTGTTCTTCTTCACGGGGATATTTACACCCCACGCCCCCATTTATAGAAAATGGGGAAAATTCCCCAATTCTATTTGTTTAGGTGAACCGGGAAACCGGGGAGGGTCATTTTACCAATGATGAATAATATTAATTATAAGGGCAACATCAGCGATGATTGCTAAAATCATTAAAACAAATTGAAAGCGCTCACTCTTAGTGTCGAATTTCATTTTTTATTTATTATTTTTTTAAATCTTCTACTAGCTTGATTTTGCCCAATAACAATTTCATTAGTCTTGATATAGTCTATTTTACAATACGAAAGCGGAAGTTTATAGTAATTTATCTTCCAATTATTTACGATTTGCTGCAAAACTTTTTGATCCCATTTTTGGGGATTTTCATTATTTAGTTTTATCCACTCGTCTAATAATTTAAAATTATTTTCAGTGGGCTTAAAAAATAATGTCCCAGACATTAACTCTTGGCGATAAAAACACAAACCAAGATCCTCATTGATTTGACAGAAAATGTCTGGAGATTTTTTTAAAACAGCATCTGCGTCAAGCCAAACCACCGGGGTATTTAACTGTTTAAGCTTTTCTTTTATTATATAGGCTTTATATTGACAGTTTTTTTCCCATGTGCCTTTATTTTCAAAAGGCACTAAATGTTCATCAGTAAATCCAAACTGTTTTAAAGAAATTCTTAAATTATTTATTTCTTTTTCGTAAGGAGTGTTTTTTGTATATCCGCTTACTATTTTGTAGTTCACTATTTTTTTGATTCAGTAAATCTTCAACCTTAATCAGTTTCCCTTCGTGAAGTGTGTAATGTTCCTTCGGTATCCTCTGTAGTAATTGAGTTAGATCCATATAAAGTTTTAGTTAAACGGTCAATTTCTTCTTGGTCAAGGGGAAAGCGTTGGCCCCCGCGATATTCCTTAACTTGAATATAGCTTGGGACTTTATTTATGGTTACGCAACGGAGAAACTCTACCTTGCGGCGATTCTCTCTAAGTGGCAAATTATCAAACAGATAAACAAACTCTGCTGGCTCCAAATTAATTGATGGAGATTGGATATGCTCGCGAGCATAAATGTCATCCAGCGCGAAATTAAATTCAAAAAGCGCATTCATCACCTTTGCATACTCATAAGTAGCAATAGTCAACATGCGAACCTCCCCGATCTCGCGCAGTTTAGCGAGAAACTCCTTTGCGCCGGGTCTCAGGGATGTTTTATACTCATTGTCTTCAACTGTCACTGGCACCGCACACTTGCATGGTGTTTCATGATAATCATAAGTGTGAATTAACGTCTCGTCTAAATCAACGAATATGTATGGCTTCATGTCTTTATTCCTTAAATAAAAATGATAAATATTATATCCATCTCTCGGATCGATGTAGATGGTAGGATATTGTAACTGGGCCATCTACTAGTTTACACTAGTAGCTTTCTATGCCGTTCCTTACAAATCTTAAAATTGAATATAGCGATTCTTTGTAATCTTTGCCAGCATTAGGATACAGGCAAGCTCCAAGTAAAAATACTACTGTCATTATAGCGGCTAAAACTAGACCAATGCAAGCCCTTACTGGCATAAAAAGATATCTAATTATATGCTGGGTCATGTCCAAAAATATTGTCTATACTTAGCTACCCATATGATCATTTCTTCATCAAGCTTTTCAATCTTTTTTATTTTTTTACTCCATGTGTCGCGCCTTTTCTCAAAAGGTAATTCGTAATTTTCGTTAAGCAGATCAGAAACTTCTTTCATCATTTCTTCTCTGGTTATGGTAACATAATGATAATATTTTTTTAAGTCTCTTTCGAATTGACCCCTCTTATTCCTTGCTTTAAGTTGAGATTCGAAATGCTCAAAATACTTTTCGCGCTCAACAAGCTCTTTTATAGTTTGGATATTAAAATTTATAATGATTTCTGGCAAGTCTTCGTAGCGAGAAGGAAACACAATGTTCCTCATCTCTGTTCTTGGGTTTTTGACATAATGTTTTAACTTCCACCAAAAATCATTGATTTTTGTTTTCAATACCCAATACTCCATAGCAATAAATTCTCTAAAGAAATATTGAACTGGGTAATTCTTTTTGATCTTATTATCAAACGTTTCCCAATCTTCCATAGAAAGAGCGAATGGTTTAATGTAAGTCTCAGTTGGCCAATACCAAACCCTTTTTGTTTCTATTTTTATATCTTTCATATGTATAAGCACCTCATTTTGCTGGCGAATCTTTCGACCATATCCCAAAAATTTATCCATATTTTATAATGCAAGAAACGATAGAATTTAGTATAAAAGAAATATTTATTGATCCAACGCTTTTGTTCTTTTTCTATTTTTTCCTTCATTTCAGCATCGCGAGCTTTTCTTTCTGCATTGTCGGTCTTATCAAACTTAAACAGTTCAAGCTTTTGCAGTTTGCCGTCAGTGAATACCGCTTTAAATTCCACCCAGCAATCCCATTTATCTTGAACATTCATTAGAAATTCATAAAAATAAATCTCTCCGTGGAAATTTACTTTATCAAAATATGGACCTTTTCTTTCCATGAAGCCAATTCTATCCATAATGCTTTTTGCAGTAGGATCTCCAGCAATCCATTCTTCTGTCTTGTATTTTTCCTCAAACAGTTCGCCATTTTGAATGATGTAATGCGACATGGTGCAGTCCAAATCTTTTGTTTGGAATGACAAGTTGTTTTTATCAATACCAAGGTCGATCATTTCCTGTGAGAAAGGAAGATCACCCGAAACAGAGATAGTGTCGAACATGCCCATATTATTTTTTGGTTAATTTGAATGTCCCGTCAGATTGGTCGGTCCAAATGATTTCGTCGCCAACCTTCCAACCTAAACCATCCATCAAGACTTGAGGAATCTCAATGAATTGATCGCCGTTGTCAAGAGTTTTTACTGGAACAGTAGCTTTTTTAGCAAAAATTTCATCCCAGTTTTTTTGGAATTCCTCTTGAGAGACTGAGAATGGTCTGGGCTTAGATCCTTTACCGTTCATGCTTAATTGTAATTCTTATAATCTGGAGAATCAAAAGATTTTTCTAGAAATTCCATCAAGCCATCGCTGAATTTATTGTCTGCCGTTACGGAATCAAACCAAATATCTCGTCTTTGCAGTTCTTCAAAGACTCTATTGTGGATCGCCTCAAGGTCTTCCATGTAAACTTCGCGGCTGACTTTTAATTTCTTTTTGGATTTCATGTTACGGTTACTATAGAGAATTTTTTGTCTTTGTCAACATCAATTACCAAAGGTTTATTGGCTGGCATATACGATTCGTCGAGAAGAGAAGCATTTGCGTAAATTGTTTTTGGCATAACAAAACTACTTCCACCAGAAAAGTGGATATGTCCAAATACATGAAGTTTTGGTTGGACTCTTAAAGTAGCCTCAAATAAATCGACGCAGCCAACATGTTTATAGAAACCTTTTGCTTGAGGAGCGACATCGCACATTTTATGCGGTGGACCATGAGTGATAAGAACATCAGTTCCTTTAGGGATCATGTCCCAGTGCTTTTTAATTGGTTCGCCACGATCACGATTAAAAGCCCAATTAAAAAAAGTGGGCTGCACAGGACTACCCCAAAACTTCAAACCCTCCAGTTCAATTCCAGAATCTTGAAGATAGTGAACTCCGTCAGGCATAGTCCTCAAAAAAGAATCTATGTCAGAAGGGTTGCCTTGTTCAAAATAAAGATCGTGATTACCAGCAATGAAAATTTTATGCTTGTGCGGGTGCGTGCCAAACCAATTGACGAATTTTAATGCATCAATGTATTGGCCATGAGAACAGAAATCTCCGCAATGGATTAAAACATCTCCATCTGGAACTTGTACCCCAAGATGAGAGCCATGTGTGTCTGACATTACGACTAATCTAGTCATAAATATTATTTTACTTAATTTTTTTCATTTGTCAATAGGTTTTGAGAAAAGTGTAAAAGATTTAGATGGAAAAAGAATTTAATGCATTCATTTCTGAGAACTCAGTGCTTCTTGTCGCTGGCGTAGCCTCTTTGCTTTTTAAAGAATTTATAATCAATATTGTCAAGAGTCTTATTTTTAGAATGACTTCTGGCTTAAAAGAGGATGATGTTCTTATCTTCTGGGACGGTTCTAAAAACCCAGCGAGAATTGTTCGGATTGGTTGGATGTCAACAACTTTGTTTCTTTACGATGTAAATGAGCAAGGTATAGTAACTGGCGGACACAGAATAACTATGCAAAATGTTAAACTTGAGAATGTTAAGTTGTTGAAGAGATTGTCTATGATTGATGAAGCTGACTTGAAAATGTTTAAAAAGGACAAATAATAATTTGTCATGGCTTACGTTTCGTACAATAACATCAGGGCTTTTCTTTCTGCTGGCGATTCACAAAGTTTATCGACAGGATCATATGATATTTTGTATGCATTAAATTTTAATGCCAGCAACACAACTCAATTAAAAAGGATTAAAAGAATTGGTCAAGAGCTTGATTATTATATTCAAACAGGTCCAAAAAGCGCATCAATTTCAACTTCGGTTATACCCGTCACTGGCGCTGACTTTAATCAGTTTACTGGATTTTTAGCTTTAACTGGAGATTTTACAAGCGGTTCGTATATTCAAGTTCCTAATTACAGATTTGATAAATGTTTCTTAAAATCATTTGGGTTTTCTATGGAGCCTTGGAAACCAATTGCGGTAGAAATGCAATTTGATTCTTATGGGTTAGCTACTGGAGACGGAATTAATTCTTATGCTGGACAAGACTTTCCAACTGGCGCTCAAACAGGAATTGTTTCTCCGTTAAGAGGAATGAGTGTTACTCTTTCTGCTCCAAATTTTACTCAAACAATAAATCAATACGAAAATTTAAATTTTAACGTTGAAGTTGATCGTGCTCCAAATTTTGAAATAGGTGGAACTTATCCTGCTAAAGTGAGTGTTTCTAAAATTACAAAATCATTGCAAATTAACGGTATATCCAACATTGATTGGCTTTCTGACTATCAACCTAACACTACTGTCTCTGTGACAGTAGGAATGCCAGACGGCAACTCGTTTTCAGTTGCTGGAGTACTGAGTTCACAAAGTTTCTCAGTAGATGGCAATGGCGTAGCAAAAGGAGGGCTACAGATAGTCGAAGAGATGGTGTAACTTTATGGCAAAAAAGCCCAAGAAAACAAAATCGGCATCTACGGAAGTAATTATTCCGCAGATGAAAACAGAAATAAAATTCAAAGAACGCAAATTCAAATTCACTGAGAAACAACAACAACTATTAAAAATACTTTTAGGAGACGAGACCAAAATAGTCTTTATCGCTGGACCAGCGGGGACTTCAAAGACTTTTATGGCAGTCTATGCAGCCCTTAACCTTATCAACCACAATGAAAAAGATATTATCTATATTAGAACCATCGCTGAAAGCGGTGAAAAATCTCTTGGTTCGCTGCCAGGAACAGTTGGCGAAAAGTTTCAGCCATATCTGCTCCCTCTTGAAGACAAAATTCAAGAAATAATCGAACCAACTGATGTACATCGTTTAAAAGATGACGGAAGAATTTCTGCAACTCCCATTAACTTCTTAAGGGGCAGCACTTTAACAGATAAAATCGTAATCGCAGATGAAGTGCAAAATTTTACCTTCAAAGAAATCACAACCCTACTTACTAGAGTCGGGGATGGGAGTAAAATTTTCTTATGCGGAGACTTTATGCAGTCAGACATCAAAGGTAAAAATGGATTTATCGACTTTTACGATCTATTTTCAGACGAGGATTCCGCGCAACATGGCATCTTCTCGTTTGAGTTTACAGAAGAAGATATAAAAAGAAGCGAAATTCTAAAATTCATTGTAAAGAAGATTAGAAATATTAATAATCATGAAGAGACAAGAAGAAAAGCTGTCCCTTTTGAGCAGTTGGGCTAATTTAATTAAAATTATGGGCGGCATGGCTATTGCCGCCCTTTTATTTTATTTGAACGCGACCTATGTAAAAAGAGACGATTTCTTACCAGTAGCTAAAGAGATTACTATTCAAGCAGAGCAGCTTTCTTATGTCAATGCAGAGGTTAAGAGCATATCGCGTCGCTTGTCAAAGATTGTAGATGACGAGGGCAAGCCAGTAAATACTGATAAGATGGTTGAAATTCAAAGAGATATAGCTACAATATTGGTAAAGCTAGAAAATCTCAGCGATAAACTTAACAAATTAGAAAAAGAGTAATATATGGCAAGCGTTTTCTGTACAAATTGTGGAGGCAAGCATGAATATGTTGGATTTGCCCCAAACTTTTGTTCAAAATGTGGAAGTCCCATGAACGGGAAGGTTTCGACTCAATTACAGAAAAAGCCAGTTAGAACTGCAAGTTCTGAAGATATAGAGGATGAATCAGAAGACAACACAAGTGTCGACGAACTTCCCGATATCGATAAGCTTGATGTAGAAATCGAAATGGAAGGGGGCTTTAGGGCTTTTAATTTAGAAGATTTATCGCGTAACCCTCAAGCTGGAGCAAGGAAATTCGCTCCAAAAAGAGTTGGTGGGATAGACAGCTTGTCCCCCACCAAATATGGAAGCACAAAGGCGCGAGAAGATTAAATACGAAGACAAGCAAGAAGTTATCGATAGGATTATAGAAAAGCACAGATATATCTGGCAGCTTAAAGCTATTGCTTGGATGGATTATGAGGATGTTGCTCAAATCATTCGTTTTCACATTTCAAAAAAATGGAAAATGTGGAAGCAAGATCGCCCACTTGAACCTTGGATTGCGCGTATTACCGTAAACCAGATCAAGAATCTTCTGCGCAATAATTACTCTAATTATGTTCGCCCTTGTTTATCTTGTAAGTTCAGCATGGGCAACGAACCTCCAGCTTGTTCAATAACTCCAAGCGGAAAACAATGTGGCGAATGCCCCTTGTATAGAAAATGGGAAAAGACAAAAAAGTGTGCATATGATGTGAAGCTTTCTGTCTCTATAGAAAATCATTCAGAGTCTGTACAGGGGATGAAAGATTTAAACTTTGATGTTTTATCAAGCGCACAGAGACTTCACGAAGAAATGAAACATCGTTTGGCGCCCAAACAATATAAAGTTTATTCAAGGCTTTATATCGATGGCGCAGATGAGGAAAAAGTTGCAATGGAAATGGGATACAAAACGAATGAAAAGGGTAAGAAAGCTGGCTATAAACAAATTAAAAATCTTAAAAAGTTATTTAAACAGATAGCGACTAAAATCTTACAAGACGAGGATATTTTAGGTGGCCAACAATAAAATAAGTTTCAGTGACGAAGACAAAAAGAGGATTATGGAAATCGCCAAGGAGTTTCCAGATCTAAATACTATTACGCGCAAATTTTTTAACGATGAAAATCTTGACGGCAGAACAAAGCAAGGAATTGCGATCAGATCTTTGCTTGCCTCTAATAAAATACAATACAAAACATCTAAGTACGAAAAAGTTGGCGAACTCCCTCTCACTCCAGAACAAGAACAGTTCATTGAGGATCAGGCTGCTAACGGAATCTCGGCACTAAGAATTGCAGAGCTTCTTTATCCAGACCGCCCAATCTCTGCAATGGGATTGGAACACAGAACTGTTGCCGCTCATATCAGAAATTCTGGTTGTGAAAATAATGCCGTATCTGATGATGCGATGTTTGTAAAATACCAAACACCCCGATCATTAGAGAGAGTAATTAATAGAATTAATGAAGCCACGGGAGAGAAAATAGATAAAGATAGGCTCACCAGACACCATAAAGTATGCGCTGAGAAACTCGCCATCAATTTGTCTAACTCAAGATTTCAAAAAATTATTAATTGTTATACATCACAAGATGATAGGAATATATTTGAGCAAGAATTTATCCGCATGACATGGGACAAGCCTGATTTGACCGCTGATGAGGTTAATTTGTACATGAACGTTTGCAAAGAAATCATTAATTTAGAAACCACTTCAAGGCATTTAGATAAGTTGAATAAAATGTTTGAGGAAACTCAAGAACAGAATGAAATGAGCATTCGTTTGGCCGAAATCATCAAGGCTAAAAGCAGCGAGTATCACCAATGCGAAGGCAGAGTGGAAAGTTTAATTAAAAAATTGCAAGGCGATAGGCGCGAAAGAATTTCATCTAGGCAAAAAGAAAACGCCTCTATTCTTTCTATTGTCCAACTCTTTCAAGACGAAGAAGAGCGCGCTAATATGATTAAAATTGCAGAGATGCAAAAGTCACTTGTCACTGAAGAAGGTAAAAAAATGGAAACTATGGTGGAGTGGAAGGCTCGTATATTAGGAATATCATTAGAAGATGCAGTCTGACAATTCCAACTGTTGCAAAATATGCCACAGTTCCTTTCCTTCCGAAAGGAGCCTACATGCGCATTTAAAAAAGCACAAGATTGGTCTTGATGAGTATTATCTTGCACATTATCCTAGAAAAAACCTGCTAACAGGCACTTATTTGCAATTTAAGGACAAGGAGTCTTATTTTGAAAAGGACTTTGAAAACAGAAATCAGCTTTTGAGATGGTGTGAGATAGAATCGCCAGAAACTGTTAAAGCTCAAATTAAAAAAATGCTGGCTTATAGAATAAAAAGCAAAGATTTAAAATATGCGCCATGTCATTTAGAGTTGGAAACTAGTGAAATGCCGACAGTTGATTTGTACAAGAAACATTTTGGGTCTTATTCTAATGTTTGTGCAGAAATAGGAATTGAGCCTATGTTTAAAAAGAGTTTGCCCAAAAAGTTTTACGAAGATTATTCTAATATTAATATATTTGTTGATACCAGAGAACAGCAGCCTTTAAGCTTTAAAAGCGAAAAGAAAGTAAAGTTAGATTTTGGCGATTATACCGCTAGCGGTTCAAATTATACAAAAACATTCGTAGATAGAAAGTCAGAATCTGATTTTAAAGGTACATTAGTTGGTGAAAATCTGGATAGATTTAGGCGTGAACTGCAAAGATGCAAAGATATGGAATGTTATTTATTTATTGTGGTAGAATCTACTTTAGAACGTATAAGTAGTAACAACGACTTTACTCCTCATAAGGCGAATTTAAAATTTATATATCATAATATGAGATTATTGCAGCATGAGTTTGCAAAAAGCTGCCAATTTATATTTTCGGGTAACAGAACCAATAGTGAAATTATTATTCCAAAGCTAACTGCCATTGGTAGCGCACTTTGGGATGTAGACGTTCAATATTTTATAGACAAGAACTCATCATGGCTTGGATCGAAGGAAACCAAAAAAGAAAAAGCTTATTCCGTAACGTAAATCAAGAGATCCTTGAAAAGAAAGGATTCTTGGAAGAAAGAGAAGCTAAAATTCTTCTCTACAAATTCTTGCGTTCAAATATTTCATTTTCTTCGGAGATTATTTGTGGCGTTAAGTTGTTCCCATTTCAACATATGGCAATTAAAACCATGTTTGAAACGGATTATTCTATGATGGTGTGGAGTCGTGGACTCTCAAAGAGCTTTACCTGTGCAGTATTTGCGTCTCTCGACGCAATATTAAATCAGGGTGTGCATATCGGCATTGTTAGTAAAACATTCCGTCAGGCTAAAATGATTTTCCGTAAGATAGAAGAAATTGCAGAAAAGCCTAACGCTGTATTTTTGAAACAATGCATAACCAAAGTTTCCAAAAGCTCAGACGAATGGACAATGGAAATTGGGCGTAGTAAAATTACTTGTTTGCCACTTGGAGACGGTGAAAAGCTGCGCGGTTTTCGTTTTCACCGCATGATGATCGATGAATTCTTGCTGATGCCTGATCGCATTTTTAATGAAGTTATTATTCCGTTCCTTTCCGTTGTGCAAAACCCAACCGAAAGAAAACAAGTTTACGATTTAGAGACTGAACTAATTAAGCGCGGAGAAATGAAAGAGGAAGATAGGTTTGCTTGGCCCAATAATAAGATTATTGTTCTATCCTCTGCATCTTATCAGTTTGAATACATGTATAAACTGTACAAACAGTACGAGGATTTGATTGTCACGCCAGAAAGAAACGCTAAAGGCGCAGCGACAAGAGCTATATTGCACTTTTCTTATGATATTGCGCCTCATGGCTTATATGATGAAAGTTTGTTGACGCAAGCTAAGGCAACGATGTCCGAATCACAATTTAAAAGAGAATTCGGCTCACAATTTGTTGACGACTCTTCTGGTTATTTCAAACTTAGTAAAATGCATGAATGTACAATTAAAGTTGGAGAGGGGCAGTCTATTGAATTGGCGGGAGAAAAGAATGCAGAATATATTTTAAGCTTTGACCCATCTTGGGCAGAAAACGAATCTTCTGACGATTTTGCAATGAACGTAATCAAACTGGATAAAACAACTCGTAAAGGAATTCTTGTACATAATTATGCGCTTTCTGGAACAAACTTAAAAAAGCATATTGAGTATCTTCATTATTTGTTCACTCATTTTAATATTGTTGCAATGTGCGGTGACTATAACGGAGGCTTGCAGTTTATAAACGCTGCAAATGAAAGCGAACTTTTTAAAAACAATAAAATTGAAATTAAAATTTTTGAGGCAGACTTTGATACTCCAGAAACTTACCAAGATGAGTTAAGAAAAGCAAGAAATACATATAATAAAAGCACTAATAAAATTTGCTACTTACGCATTCCAACTAGCGGTTGGATAAGATACGCTAATGAACTTCTTCAGTCTAACTTTGATCACAGAAAGATTCTTTTCGCAGCCGAAGCCGTAGATAATGATTTTACAACGCAAAAAAGCAAAAATATTCCAATTAAAGGACTTAAGTTTATCCGAGATCAAGAAGATGGTCAAAGCGCTGAAGCAAAAATGGTTGATTTCGTTGATCATCAGGCCGATATGATTGAACTTGTTAAGGCAGAATGCTCTCTTATTATGCCCACAACAACAGCTAATGGGCATCAAAGCTTTGATTTGCCGCCAGAATTAAGAAAACAGAGTGGAGCAGAAAAAACAAGAAAAGACTCCTATTCTTGTTTGGTCCTTGGTAATTGGATGACCAAGGTATATTTCGATATGATGGATGTAAAAGTTGAGAAAACAACTTCTACATTTGTGCCATTTTTCGCTAGGTAAAAGTTATTGAAAGTACTTTTGATACTTTTAGTGTAACTTTTAATATATAATAAAATGGCACGCCAATATAATAAAAAGTCTGATTATTGGACCAGATTTAATAAAGTTCAACCAGTTCAAGTTTCTCAGGCTTCCTATGAGCCAAAACTTCTTGGCGAACCGTTTTATAAAGAAGTTTCTCAAGCTTCTTATTCAAGATCAAAAGAAACTGGCGGTTCTACAAAAATAAAAATTCCAAGAAATGGAACTGACGTTAATGTAGGTAGATATTCTTTACTCAGCCAAGGGCTTCTACCTTATGAATATACAAAAGATGGCGTTGATGTACGCGATGCCATTATGCTTTGCCAAAAAGCTTATGCTAATGTAGCTATTGTTAGAAATACAATTGATATCGCCACAGAATTTGCAAATACAGATGTTTATCTTGAAGGCGGAACTGAGCGTAGTCGTGAGTTTTTTCAAAAATGGTTTGAAAAAATTAAACTTTGGAAACTTAAAGATCAATATTTCCGCGAATATTATCGCAGTGGTAATATTTTTCTTTATCGTATCGATGGGAAATTTAATGCAGAAGATTTTAAGCTTCTTTCTGGTTTAAGTGAGAATGGAATCAAAAATAATAAAGTTCCATTGCGTTATATTTTGATTAATCCCTATGAAATAGTGGCAAAAATTTCTAGTTCTTTTGCCGAAGCTGTTTATGAAAAAGTTCTTTCCGAATATGAGTTGGAGCGTTTGAAAAATCCAAAGGATGATGCCGACGTTGAACTTTTAAATGGTTTTGAGCCAGAAATCCAAAAGAAAATTAAAGATAAACAATATTTTAGAGACGGTTTGAACATGAAGCTTGATCCAAAATATTTGCTTTATTCTTTTTACAAAAAGCAAGATTACGAGCCATTCGCAGTTCCATTCGCCTATCCTGTTCTTGAAGACATTAATGCTAAAATTGAATTAAAACGCATTGATCAAGCTATTGCCCGTACTGTAGAGAATGTAATTCTTTTAATTACAATGGGCGCAGAGCCAGATAAGGGTGGCATTAATCCTGCCAATATGGCTGCAATGCAAACTTTATTTTTAAATGAAAGTGTTGGTCGCGTATTAGTTTCTGATTATACTACAAAAGCTGATTTCGTTATTCCTGATTTAAAGAAAGTTGTTGGCAAGGAAAAATATGAAGTTTTGAATGAAGATATCAAAGAGGGTTTGATGAATGTTATGCTTGGAAATGAAAAGTATAATGGTCAAAGCGCTAAAATTAGTTTCTTTATGGAGCGCTTGAAAGAAGCTAGAAACGCATTCCTTAATGATGTTCTTCAGCCAGAAATTATTCGCATTTCAAAAGATTTAGGATTCCGCGCTTGGCCAACCGCCAAATTTACTGAGATTGATTTGAAAGATGAAACTCAATATATGAGAACCATCAGCCGTTTGATGGAAATTGGAATTCTTACTCCAGAGCAAGGTATCGAATCTATTAATAATGGTAAATTACCTAATGTTGCTGATCTTTCTTCTGCGCAGGAGAAATTTGTTGCTGACCGAGAGAAAGGATATTATAATCCAATCGTTGGTGGTGTACCGATGGTGCAAGGAGCGACACCAACTCCTACCGCAGCACCTAAACAATCTGGCGCTGGTAGACCTGTTGGCGCAACAGCATCAAGAAAAGATATTCAAACTACAATTTATGAAGTAGATGCTTTTATGAAAGCTGCTGAAGATTTTGCAGCAAAGAAATTTGCTGTAGCTTCTTTAAGCGATGAACAAAAATCAAATGTAGCGAATCTTTGCAAGAAAGTTATTGCGTCAAGTTCAAGAGAAGATTGGGTCGCGAGTGTTCAGAAATGTATGGCTAATCTTGACGAAATCGAAAAGCTGCAACCAATGCAGTCTGTTCTTGATACAGCTGATGAATTTTTACTTGATGAATATTCTGCGGCCATTTTGCATCATTCTGCTGTAAAATAAAATATGGCATTCAAGTATAGCACGATTTTGGACAATGTTGCTGTCGCTTGTTATGGTATTTCGGATGAACGCTTCAAAGTATCCAAAGCCTCTTTGGACGAGCTTAAAAAGCTTTCTCCAAAAATAGATTTTGAAGATAATCCCGATCTTCTTGGAGTTTCTTTTAATCTTGCGGTTCCGAATATGATCAATAATAATGGAGACGGTATTTCTGGCGCTACCGCATCAAAAATTGCAAAGCGCTTTATGAATAAATATCTTAATATTGAGCACAACAAAGAACGTGTCGTTGGCCATATTACAAATTATTCTTTCAATAGAATTTCCGATAACAAATTTTTGACAGAAGAAGAAGTTGGTAAAAGTCTTGATCCTGTTTATTTATCAGTTGCTGGCGTTATTTACAAAACTGTTGATAAAAAATTTACATCGCTGATGTTGAGAAATTCTGACCCAAAAGATTCTTTTTATAATTCAATTTCTGCAAGCTGGGAAATTGGTTTCAGCAATTATTATTTAGCGGTTGGTAGTCAATCTTTAAAAGAGGCTGATATTATTACTGATCCAAAGCAAATTGAAGAGTTTGCTCCATTTTTAAAAGCAAAAGGTGGCTCCGGTAAATTAAAAGATGGGACTCCAGTTTATAGATTAATAGTTGGAGAAATTTATCCTTTAGGTGGTGGATTTACTACAAATCCAGCTGCGCAAGTCAATGGCGTTGTAGCATTTGAAGATGCTCCGTCATTCTCATTACAAGAGGACGAAAACAAAAATGAAGAGGTGGAAGCGACTGAAAATTGCATCGAAGAAGTTCAAGCGTTTTTGTCGAATAAAAAATCAAATTCCATTTTAGAGAGAAAAAATGTAAAAACAATAAACCATATGGACTTAGAAAAACTTATCACAGAGTTAAAGTCTGCTCTTCTTGAGAAAAAGTTTGGTGAAGAGGCTGTCGCTTCAATGACCAGCCATTTCGCTGAAGCCATCAAACAAAAAGACGCAGAGTATCGCGACTCCATTGCAGCCGAGAAGGCCGCTAAGGACAAAGCCGAGAAGCTTTACAATGAGACAGTCGCTTCAGTAGAATCAATGAAGGCAGAACTTGCCAAAACACAAGAAGAGCTTAATAAGATTAAAGAAGCAAAAGCCCAAGAAGAGGCCGTTGCTCGTCTTAATGCTCGCGTTGGTGAACTTGATGCCGCTTATGATCTCAGCGACGAAGATCGCAAATTGATCATTGGTGAGGTTCAAGCTCTTCAGACTACCGAAGAGGCATTTGCTTCTTATAAAGAGAAGTTCTCTGCCGTTTGGAAGCATAAGAACAAAGAGTTTATCAAAGCTCAAGCCGCCGAGATTGAAAAGAAAATCTCCGAGCAGGTTGAAGCTCGTCTCAAAGAAGTCAGCAAAGCTTCTGCAACCCCCGAAGTAAAAGTCGAGGAACAGAAGGCTGACGTTGCTGCTGCGCTTGAAAACGCAACGGCTACCAACAAAGCTCCTGACAGCAAGGTTGCTGTTGAGCAGTCTTTCCGTGAGAAGTTCGCCAAAGCGTTCTCTCGCGAAAATATTAGCGTAAGCTATTCTAAATAATAATAATTAACTGTAAACAACTCAAAGGACAACTATTATGGCTAATCGTCTCCTACCATTCCGTCAATATAACGAGAATGATGTGGTAAACATGTACGCTCTCGTTGACGAAGCTGTCAACGAAAACGTAACCGGCGTTGGAACTGGTGACGCAGGGGTATTTGTCAAAGTTTCCGCTGGCAACTTTGACCTTGACCCTGTTTCATACTCTTCCGACTCTTATCTCGGCAAGACCGACTTCCCCCATGTCGGTGTTAACCAATATCCAAAGGTAAACCTCAAGATCACCCCTGCTGCCTCGGGTGACTTGACCAACTGCCTTGGTCTCACTCTCCGTCAGACTGCAAAGTACGACGAGAATGGTGAAAAACTTCTCTATTATCGCCAAAAAGCTGAAGAGCTGATGTGCGTACTGCCCGGCCAAGCCGTTCCAGTCGCTACTCGCGGCATCTTCACTCTTGGATCTGCGGCTATCGACGGTACTCTTACCGTTGGCTCAGGCTTCAAGCTTTCCGCCAATGGTGGTAAAGTTACCGGCTGCGCCCACAGTGATGCTGGCAAACTCGGCATCGTTCTCGGCACAGGTTCACGCACCGCACTCACAAGCGTTTCTGACGCTTATGCGGGCAACTTCGCAGTAGTAGGTCTGCGCATGTAATAAGAAAGGAAACAACTTAAATGAAAATCACATTAAAGCGCACCCCAGAACAGATTGAGCTTATCAAAGCAATGGCTAGCCGCAATCGCACTGTTGCTTATGATGCTCAAGTCGCACTCGCTGAGTTCATCGGACCCGTTCTCGCAGAGGTTATCAACAATGCTCCCACACTGAGCAACTTGTTCACAAGCCTCTCCTATAACGCTGATGATAATCCCAGCATTCCTCTTGACCTGTACTACGACGTAACTGACGAGGACTACATCACTGTATACTCGCAGTCCGTAGCTGGTGGTCTTCCCACCAATCAGGTTCTTCCCACAGTCTCAGAGATGAAGCTGACAACTTATTCGTTGGACAGCGCCCTCTCCTTTGACCGCCGTTACGCTGCCAAGCATCGTATGGATGTCGTCGCCAAAACCTTCACCCGTATGGCTCAGGAAATCCTGCTCAAGCAGGAGCGCACCTCTGCCACACTGGCAATGACTGCTCTGGCTAACGCCTCCACAAACGGTAAGAAACATATCCAGCGCTCAAATACCTCTGGACGTTTCCTTCTTGCCGATTTGAACGAACTGCTCACACTCGCAAAGCGCATTAACACATCATGGGCCAAAGGCACACCCGCTACTGGTTCGCGTGTTGGTGTAACTGATCTTCTGGTTTCTCCAGAGATTGTTGAGCAGATTCGCGCTATGGCTTATAACCCCATCAACACTGTTGCTGGAGTTACAGCTTCTGGCGGCACAGGCTCAACAGTTGGTATCACCGCTACTGATGAGATGCGCAGCGCCATTTATGGTGCCGCTGGCATTCCCAGCTTCTACGGTGTTTCCATCCTTGAGTTCAGCGAGCTTGGAAAAGGTCAGAAATTCAACACAATCTTCGGCACAGCCGCTGGCGCTACAGCTTACACAAAAGCTGATGGCACAGGCTCTAACGGTTTCACCGCCGCTTCTGAAGAAATCATCGTAGGTATTGATCGCACTCGCGATTCACTCCTCCGTGTTGTAGCAACTGATCCAGATTCCAATTCGGAATTCTCGCTGGTCGCTGATGATCAATACAGCATCCGTCAGAACAAGATTGGCTACTTCGGCTCCCTTGAGGAAGGTCGCGTAGTTCTTGATGTTCGCGCTCTGCTCGGCAAGATCGTCTAAGGTTTAAAAACCTGTTAAAAACCCGCCTCGAAAGGGGCGGGTTTTTTATTTCATTTAAATCATTGAAATGTGTAAATGTTACGATAGTATTTAGTATGGAAATCTCAACTGGACAGTCTACTGAAGTCAGCAAAGCTAGTCTGTTAGATCAGCTTAATTCTATCGCGGATAAAAATTCATCCGAATATCGCTCAAAAGTAAGAGAGTTAGAAGTAGTTCTTGGCATTAAAGAAGTTAATATTTTTGGCACAGCTAATCGTAAAATTTTTGAAGAAGATATTGATAATATGTCGCAGTTACAGTTGCAAGATTTTGCACGAAAACTCAAGATAGATGGGTCAGGCACTATGGCCGCTATCAAAACCCGTCTTTTACGTCAATTTGATACTCAGAATGTGCAGTCCAGAGGATATTTCTCCCCTCAACCACAACAAAAAGAGATGTTCTCAAAAGAGCAAAAAGAAAAGCTCACTAAAATTTTAAATGGCTAATTTATTTCAAGTCGCAAGTGGCATTTTTTTCTACGAATTTGACGCTGATACCTCAGAGGTAAATCTCAGTTCAATTTCTGGCTGGATGGAGGCTAATCTAGGAGAGTTAAATAATTTAATTTATACTGATCTTAGTGGCGCAGCGGCAGAATTGACTCAAGAGCAAGCGAATATTTATAAGCATTTATATTTAGGTCATTATTATAAGAAAAAGTCTAGAAATGCCATTAAAGCTGCGGCTGGTGGATCTGGCAGTGCTATTATTTCGATCCGAGATGAAGATAGTTCCGTAACATTCGTCAATAGCAACGAAATTAGCAAACAATTTCGTCAAATGTCCAAAGATAATTTTGATGAGCTTAATCGTCTTGTAGCATCTTATAATTCATATCAAGCTGCGCCATTACAGGTTGGTGCGAAAAATATGCTTAATGACGTATTAACTTTGACTGGCACAGGATTTTATAATACTTATGTGAGAGGCTAAAAGCCTAAAATAATTGTTTTTAAGAGCATCTTTACGGTGCGCTTTTTGTGTAAATTGATTAGTAGCCACCATCATGTCCGCATCAACATATAATCTTTCTATTGAAAGAAATACGGATTTCTCAATAACATTAGTATTAAAAGACAGCAACGGTAGTGTAATTGATGTCACTAATGCAACTATAGATGCTGAAATAAAGCAAGATTATTATTTTCCAACAATACAGACTTTTACTGTTACAAAAACTTCTCCCGCTTCTGGTCAAATTACTCTTTCTTTGACTGCCGCTCAAACTGCTGTTCTTCATCCTGGTCCTTTAAAATATGATGTGCTGGTTAAGTATCAAAATAATACCTTTCAAAAAATTATGAAGGGTACGGTATATGTTGATACAAACATAACCACATTATCATAAAATGCCAGACGTAGTAGAAATTATAGTTTCGGGAATTCAATCACCAACAGAAGTTATTGTTTCTGGTGCTGAAGGTCCAGTATCTTTAATTGAAACTGATCAATTATTGCATAATTCTTCGCCTGACTTACAAGGTGGAACGAGTGGAGAGTATTTCCATTTAACAAGTGGCCAATATTCATTTGTTACAGGCCTGTGGGAAGATAAAATTGACCCAAGCAATAATGTAATATTTGAAAAAAATCTAACTGTAAGCGGAACAGTTTTACAAGGCTCTGGATATAATAATTATCTTACTGGTTTGCGAGTAATGTCAGATGGAAATTTCTCTACTGATGGAGACGCTCAAGTTTCAGAGTTTATTTTAAAAAGAGAAACCGCAAACGACTCGCTGCAAGAATTGCAGTTCGCAAATACTACTAAAAAATTGTCTTTGCCAGATAATTCTTCTTGGTATTTTAAATTAAGAGTTATAGCTAAGGACACTAACAACAATACAGCTATTTTTAATTCAGATGGAGGTATCAAAAAAGGCGCAAGCGCTGGCTTTACGCAAATAGTAGGAAACTTGCAAACTATCCGTTTTGCAGATGAGATTGGGTGCAGCGGCATAGCTATTTCAGCGGATACTTCCTATGGCTACTTAAAAATACAAGTAGCAGGAAAAACCGACACAACTATACGTTGGGTCGGTTATTTAAATTTAACAGAAGTAAGATAAATCGTGTAAATTATATAACCGGAGAAAAATAAAATGGCAATTTATTATACAGGAATACAAATCGGCAATCAAATCAATTTCACTACTGGCGATGCGTCAGTAGTTGCCGCTGATGTTAAGCAGCACTTTATTGAACAAAGTGTTACTGGTAATACAACTGGAACTGTTCCAAGCAATAAAGCCGTTTTTGATTTTGGCACAGGTCTCTCTGGTTATCTTTACGTTAACGCTGGTGGACTATATCAAATTTCAGCATTATCTACTGGAACCGATATTGCCGCAATTAATTTAACAGGTAGAGTAAGCGGCACTTCGTTCATTGATAGTGTAACAATTTCGGGTGGCGCGGCATTAGATCTTTCAGTTTCAAATGATGCGATTGTACTTTCGCACACTGATACATCAAGCGTTGCAGATCTTACAGTAAATGCCCTTGCAGGTTCAGCGATCACAGGAATTGCTTTTACTTATGATACATACGGTCACGTTTTAACTGCTACTGGAACAACAGCCGTCATTGTTCGTGATCAAATTGCAAGCGGAGTAACAACTACTGCTCCTAGCGAAAATGCCGTTTACGGTCTCTCTGGAATGCTGAGACCTCTTATTGATCAAGCTCTTGGCAGAGATTTACAAAGCGTAACAAACAGTGGAAATAGCACTACAAATGGAATTAATATTGGCGGCGATCTGGTTGTAAGCGGTAATACAATTCTTGGTAGTGACGCATCTGATTCAGTAACAGTAAAATCTGGTCCAGTTATTTTGGAAGCAGCAACAAGTTCTGCTGATGCTCTTATTTTTGGTCTTAATGATGCGAATAAAGTTTCAGTTTATAAATCAGACCCAACAGTTTTAAGAATTGATGGCGGACTCATTATCACTGGAAATCTTACTGTACAAGGCACAACAACAACAATTGACAGTAATACAGTTTCGGTTGGTGATAGTATAGTTCTTCTCAATGGAGATTATACTGGATCTGCTCCTAGTGAAAATGCTGGCGTCGAAGTTGAGCGTGGAACACAGACTAATACAGCTTTACTATGGAACGAAGGAACTGATCGTTGGACATTTACTAACGACGGTACAGTTTATTATAATATTCCGGTAACATCAGAATTAACTCTTGATGCGACAACCACAAATGGAGCATCAACAGCAAACGACATTACGATTGGAGGATTGACTGTTTCTGGATCTGCTCAGGCAAAAAGTGATCATCTTGTAGTATATTGCACAACCACAGATAACACTACTACAGAAATGTTTTTAAATGGCACTAATGGTAGAATTACATTAGCTTCAAATTCTGCCGTATCTTTTAAGGGTCAAATAACAGCTTTTGATCTTGTAAATCAAAAAGCAGCTTCTTGGAATTATGATTGTTTGGTCGCTAATAAGGCTGGAAATTCTGCAATTGTTGGCTATGCGCATGTGACAAAAATTGGCGATGATTCTAATAATGTTTGGGAAGTTTATGTTGATGCCGATAATACTTTTGATTCCTTAAAATTGCAAGTAAAAGGTCAAGCGTCAGCGACTATTAAATGGACAGCAAGTGTAATTAGCACTGTTGTAGTTTAATGGTTGAATGACGGATTAAAAAATTTAATATAAAAGGAATATGGGTAAGTATTATCTAGGCACAGGTAATCAACAGATTAATTTCCAAGTCGTTGACTCGACGGGAGTTATAAATGATTTAAATTTAAGCGGCCTGTATCTAAGTATCACTGGCAAAGCCACCGATGCTGATAAACTAGATAATTACGATAGTTCATTTTTTAGAAACGCGGCAAATTTAACTGGAACATACACAGGATCAGTTAGCGGTAAAGCTGCTGATTCTGAACTTCTTGATGGTCTTGATAGTTCTTATTTTTTAAATGGCGCGAATATTACTGGAACTGTTGCCTTAAGCGGAACGTTTACAGGTTATTATACTGGCGCATTCAGTGGTACTATCACCCATACTGATTCGATTACATTTCACTCTGGATTAGGAATTAATCCTGATCCTGCGGAATTAAGTTGGGAAGATGGGGTAGGCACAATGAATCTTGGCCTTAAAGGAGGCAATGTTGATTTGCGTGTTGGCTTACAAAATTATGAGTATGTAACAAATCGTACTGCATCTACAATTTCAAAAGGTTCAGTTATTTATGTTAGTGGCGCGCAAGGTAATCGCCCATCAATTTCTTTAGCTCTTGGAGCAGCAGATACTACTTCAGCAAATACATTTGGTTTGGCCGCTGAAGATATCGCTTCGATGGCAGACGGTTATGCTATCACAAATGGCTTGCTCACTAATCTTAATACAACTGGATTTGCAGAAGGCGCAGCCCTTTATCTTTCACCAACAGTTTCTGGCGCGATCACTTCAACTAAACCACAAGCTCCACAGCATAGTGTATTAGTTGGTTTCTGTGTTCGTTCACACCAGAGCGCGGGTGAGATTCTCGTTAAAATTCAAAATGGTCTTGAGATTGATGAGCTTCACGATGTTAGAATATTAAACAAGCAAAATAATGATATTATTAGGTATCATGCGCCTTCTGGCGTTTGGTATAATAGCGATACACTGGCGATTAATGGAACTGGCGCGAATTATATTTCTGGAGATTTAGGAATTGGTATCGCTTCGCCAAGTGCAAAGCTTCATATTTTTGGCGCAGATAAAAGACAGATTATTACTTCGACAACAGACAATGCGGCGCTTGTTCTTGGTCAGTGGGACGGCACAACAAATCGCATTGAATCTTCTACAAGAAAACTTTTATTAACATCTTATGCTAATGGAATTTCATTAGGCATCAATGGATCTGAAAATGTACACGTTAGCACAAGTGGATATTTAGGAATTGGAACAACAAGTCCATTAACAACATTAAATTTATCTATTTCTGGGGGAAACGGTCCGGTATATCAAACATTCACTGATACTACAAACGCATATCATCACGGATATGTTGGGAAAAACGGTGGCGGACTAGTATTTGGATTTTCAAGTCAAAATGGAAGTTTTTCCACCGATGAAAAGATGCGGATTACAACATCGGGTAATGTTGGTATTGGAACAACCTCTCCTGGATATAAACTTGATATCCAAGGAGGATCAATTAGAGTTCTTGATGCCGCTGGCCCAGTTATTAATTTATCCGATAATTCAACTAGAAATTGGGACATTGGATTAAACGCTACAACTGACGCTTTCTATATTAGAGATGTTGTAGCAGCTGTCACCAGAATGACAATTAATACTTCTGGTAGCACGACGTTTGATGGCGAACTCACACTCATTGGTTCAAAATTGGCCTTTACCGATGACGGAACAAATATTAACGCAACGGTGACGAGTCGAAGACTTCAACTTGTTGCAACTGGAAGTTCTGTTGTAACTGGCTACAATACCGATTTCTATTTCTCAAATGAGACATCTGTTGCGAAATATAATGGCAATGTTGGTATTGGCATAACAAATCCCACTAACAAATTAGAAATTGCGACAGGAAATTCTGCCACAACTGGTATTAGAGTTAGAGACTCTGCTAACGGTGTTTGGACAGATATATACAGAGCAACTATAAAATTTTTTGGTGGGGGAGGAGTTATTGATACAAATGATACAACAGATGCAATAGATATAAGACAAGCTGGTAATAGCAGATTATTTATAGCGCAATCAAATTCAACATATAATGGAGTTTCAGTTGGAGGTTGGGTTGGTATAGGAACAAGCGCACCTTCGCAACGTTTAGAAGTTTTAGGCGATTTAGATATGGCTGGTCTCAAAGTAACGACGACGACTGGCAGAGGAAGAATAACCGTTGCTTCTCAAACTATATCATATAGTTCATATTTAGAATTAAATAGTGGCGAAAGTCAAATTGCTTTCTTGGATGGAAATTATAATTCTAATCGTTTAAGAATCGCTACAAATCGCACTGGTGCATATATTGCATTTGAGACAGACGCGCAAAGTGAAAAAATGCGCATTACCAGTTCTGGCAATGTTGGTATAGGAACAACAAGTCCTACATCAAAATTATATGTCAGTGGAGACATTGCTGCAAATGTAGATAATTCGCTTGGTGTTAAACTAAATAGAAGTGCCACAAATGTTTGGAATGGTATAGGATACTCCACGGCAAATTCAACCAAATGGTTCGTCGGATTGAGAGAAAGCGGGGATGACAATTTAAGATGGTACAATTACACCAATACAAGTGAAAAAATGGTTTTAACGGAAGCTGGAAGTCTTGGTATTGGTACTACTACTCCAACTTATAAACTCCATGTTGTAGGAGATGCCAGAATTGGCACAAATGGACAACGCGTATATTTATTTGATGATGGTAATGCTCATATACATTCTGGTTCTGGGCCACTTTGGTTAAATGCTGAAGATGCAAGTGGTATATATATTAATAATCAAAACAACGGTAGCGTTTATTTGACTAATGGAACTGGAAGAGTAGGCATCGGAACCACATCAGTATCATATAATCTTGAAGTAGCTAAAGCGTCAGCTGGAGCAACATTTGCAGTTAATGCTGATATGTCTGCCGCTGGAGAAGCTTCAATTATAGCATTTACTTCAAAACAGTATAATACTTATTACAAAGCAGCAATCATTGCTTATGATCCACACGGAGGATCTTGGAATCGTCGTGGATTAGCATTTTGTGTTAATAATACAACCGATGGAACAAGTGCAACATACGCTAGTGATAAAGCTCTTTATATTGCTCCAGATAAAAGTTCAACTTTTTATGGTAATGTTACAATTGGCGGTGATCTAATCATCAACGGAACCACAACTACTGTAAATTCCACAGTAACCACAATTGATGATCCAATTATCACTTTAGGCGGCGATACCGCCCCAACAACAGATGATAATAAAGATCGTGGCGTAGAATTTAGATGGCATAATGGAACTGCTGCTAAAGTAGGATTCTTTGGATTTGATGATAGCACTGGATATTTTACTTTTATTCCAGACGCTACGAATAGTAGTGAGGTATTTAGCGGAACTCAAGGCGATATTCAAGCCGTTAACTTCCGTGGAACATTAATTGGTTCTCTTAGTAATGCTTTGACAGCTGGATCTTATTTGACCGGAAGTCCTTCTTCAAGTTATAATGGATCAGTGGCGGTTACATTTGCGGTTGATGCAACATCCGCAAATACTGCAAGTAAAGTTGTAGCGCGTGATGCATCTGGCAACTTTAGCGCTGGAACAATTACAGCATCTAGCTTTACTGATGGATACAATACATTCACGTTGGCCCAGATTAATAGAAGTGGCGGCGCAGTAGAACTTCAATATAATAAAAGCGTGGCCGGTGAGAACGTTCATATCTTCGGAAATACTGCAAATCGATGGGTATGGCAAGCTGATACAGGTAAATTAGTTCTAGGAACAAATGGCGATACAAATCTTTATAGAAGCGCCGCAGATACGTTAAAGACAGATGATAATTTTGTAACTGCGGGAAATATCGGTATAGGAACAACGCCATCTTATAAGCTTGATGTTGCTGGTGCAGGAAGTGATCAGATCGGCGTAAGACTCACGCCTGATTATGGAAGGGTAAGATTTAATGGTTATGATTTGCTCGGATATGCCGGCTCAAATATTTGGGCAATTAGTAATGGAAGTTATAATCAATTTACTCTTGGAACAAGTTGGAATTGGGATACTTCCTGCGATTTTACTTATACTCCAGGAACAGTTGGTGCGGTGGGCGGATCTTTGATTATAGGTCAGACAAATAAAAACAGCGCAACGTTTACTCATGGATATACCGCATTATATACTAATGGTGCTGAAAAAGTAAGAATTAACGCCTCTGGTAATGTTGGTATTGGAACAACTACTCCAAACGCAAAACTTGAAGTTTACGACTCGACAAATGCCGTAGGTGGAATAAAGATAAATAATCCAAATTCTGGAACTGGTGCTCATTCTTCATTATCTTTTGCGAATAGCAATAGTTCAAATGGCGCTGGAGTAGTATTATTCGGTGGTAGTTGGACTACATCAAATCTTTATCGCCAAGACGGTATGTATATTTATACAAATCGTAATGGTGGAATGACTCTTGCCGTTGAAACTGCAAATCCAATATATTTTGCAACTAATAATACTGAAAGGGTGCGTATAGATAGCAGTGGCAACGTTGGTGTCGGAACAACGAGTCCATCTGTAAAATTACACGTCGTTGGCTCGTCTATATTAGCAAATAATACTTCTATAGATCCAGATGCATATGGAAATACTACTATTGCTGGTAATATTGCTGATGGAGGCGGATGGGGAGTTGGTGCGGCTATTGGCGGAAACAATGGAACTGGAAAATCTTGGGCTATTGGCGTAAGTGGAGATTTATATTTCGGATATCAGAATGGATCTGCTAATGATACAATGCAGACATTTATGCAGGTTGGAACAAACAGAAATCTGTTTTTTGTTCCTGTAAGCGGAAATGTTGGCGTCGGAACTACAACACCAACTGCGGCAAAATTACAAATTTCTTCTGGCGGTATTTCAACCCAAGACAGCACAAGAACATTTGCAAGCACAACGTTTAATTCAGCAATAGGCTCAAGCGATACAAGAACATTAGCATTCAATGGAACTGGCGGTTCATCTGTTTGGTGGTGCGATAGCGGAACTCCAAGTTTTGCAATAGATTCTGCTGGCGGAACTACAGGATTTTGGAGATATTCTAGTGGTTGGGTTCAAAGAATGGCTCTTGATGCTAATGGATTTGGAATTAATACAACTTCCCCAGGTGTAAAACTTACTACAAGAAGTGGCACAAATTCTCTTCCAGCAACAACTGGAACCGCGCAGGCTGGCGCTGGATTGCGTGTAGAGGGTGGAGATAATGCTGTAATTGACATAGGAGCTAATAGCGTTGATACATGGATTCAAGCAACAGATAAATCAGCATTAGATAATTATTATAGATTATTATTAAATCCTCGCGGTGGTAACGTTGGAATCGGAGTAACAACAAATCCAGCTTATAAACTTGAAGTTAACGGTTCATTTGCCGCGACTGGAATAACTGTAGCAAAGTCCTCTGGTATCTCGACTATCACATTTCCAGCAGGATTTAATGATCCTGGTTATATTCAGCACGAAGAGTCAACAAATAATAACGGCAGAATGAGATTCAGCGTTGGTGATGACAATGACGACAACGATTACTTCTCATTCGGTAATACTTCAAGCGGGTTTGTTGAAAGACTGAGAATATCGGCAAACGGAAGATTACTGTTGAACTATGGAATGTGGCACCAAAGCTTGGATGGATACAACAGATTCAACTTTACTTCTAATGGCAGAACATACTTTGGCTCTGGAGATGGTTATGAATGGAGAAGTGCTGCCGACAGTGCGTTGATGGTATTGCTCAATGGTGGAAGTGTTGGTATTGGAACAACTTCTCCAGGAGAAAAACTTCATGTTTCGGGGACTGTTCGAATTGATGGAACAACCGATGGATTGAGAATTTTCAAAGACGGTGGAGCATCGGTAACAAGTACTCTATATATTGCTAACGCGGCAAATACTCGGGCATATAATTGGCAGCTAAATGCATCTGGCAATGGATTAGATTTCTTTACATACGACGGAAGCGCTTGGGCATATAAAATAACTTATCTGGCAAATGGTAATGTTGGTATTGGAACTCAAGCTCCAGCATACAAACTCGAAGTCAACGGATCATTCGCAGCCACAACAAAGAGCTTCGTAATCTCTCACCCCACTAAAGAAGGAAAGAAGTTGCGCTATGGCTCACTTGAAGGCCCAGAAAATGGCGTTTATATTCGTGGTAAAACAACATCAAAAGTAATTGAACTCCCGGATTACTGGACTAAACTTGTTGATCCAGAGTCTATTTCTGTTCAACTTACCCCAATTGGCTCCCACCAAAAACTTTACGTTGAGAAGATTGAAGATAATAAAGTATATATTGCCAACGAGAATCTGCTGGCGAAGAACATTAACTGCTTCTTCTATATCTTAGCTGAACGTGCAGATGTCGAGAAGCTCCAAGTTGAAATAGATGCATAACAATGGCCACTTATTATTCACCGAAAATTGTCACGGATGGGTTGGTCTTTTGCTTGGACGCTGCGAGTCGTAATGGAATATCCGCGCTTGGGTGCGGGGGATTTAATGGCGCTCCCCAGCTGGTCAAAAACATGGCTTCGCCATCTGACGTTATAACTGATGCGGGTGGAGTAAGACTAGGAAATTTAACTTATTATACAGCGTTTGCCATTGATTATCCAGAAGGAAATTATGGAGGAGATGCGGCAGGAAGACATGGCATTACTCCCGGATATAATGTAAGATCTGGAACTAAAACATATGATACAAGTAGAGCGCTTCATTTATACGCTTGGAATAATATAACAAATACTTGGATTGAAGGAGAGTTTAATGGTGCTCGTTTGTCTGGGCATTGTTATGATAATTATACCGGCGCAGAAACTGGATATGCAAATGAATTAGCAAAATTTGTTACCGATTACAACAATGTAAAAACAAAGTATCCAGACGTTACATTCATTGTGATTGGAAGTCACAGAGCAGATAGATATACTCAAGCCGTAAGAGATATTTTAACCGATCTTGGCAAGCCAGCCGGATATATTGATTCTGATTATATTGCTGCGCCAGAATGGATACTAATAGGAAAGCCCGGATTGGGAGCGGGTAATTATTATGGTTGGGCGTATGAAAATTACACTACAAACCCATCTCAAGTTGCCCATTTAAATTTTGGTTTACCGCTTTTCGGTTCAAAAGATAATTATTTTTTATTTGATGGAGTAGATGATTATATTAGCGCAGGAAATTTGGGCGCTCAATTTTCAAATTATACTGTTGAGATTTGTTTTAAATCCGATAATGTAGCTAATTACAGAAATCCAATAGACTGTAATTGGCTAGTTTATAACGGATCTTATAGTAACATAGGACCAAGACTTGAACAGAATAATTCTGGCAATCTAGTATGGGTAGTTGGTGATACATCTGGAAATTATGAGAGTAGAACAGTTATATCTTCTGGTATGAGCGCTACGCCAATTCATTGCGCCTCTATAACTAAATCTGGTAATCTTGTTACATCTTATTATAATGGAGCGCAAGTTCAATCTGCAAATCAGACGTATACACATTCTGGTTCTTTTGGCAACGTTCAGATAGGTAGAGGTTTTTCTACATCAGCTGAAAGATGGTTTAATGGAAGGGTTTATAGTGTTAAAATTTACAATAAAGCGCTTACTACAGCTGAAATTCTTTCAAATTACAACGCGACGAAAGGACGCTTTGGATTATAAATGAGTTATCATAATGGGCCAAAAATAACCACAGATGGTTTGGTAATGTTGCTGGATGCGGCTAATCTTAATAGTTATCCAGGAAGTGGAACTGCTTGGACAGATTTAAGTGGTAGTGGAGCTAACGGAACATTAACAAATGGGCCAACATTTAATAGTGCTAACGGTGGCAGTATAGTTTTAGATGGCACAAATGATTATATACCAATATCTGTTCCTAGCAACATAATAAGATTGTATGATTCCACAATATTTTTTGTAGTAAAACTACCTTTATATTCTGGAGGTCAGCGTTGTATATTTTCTTATAGAGGCGGAAGTGGTGGTAATTTATATGTAGGAAAAGGTTCTGGTGGTATATTTTGCTATTATAATGAACTGAATAATCCTGGATATACAGTTGGAAGTATCACTGACAATACAATAGCGATTGTAGCTATAGAATTAAATTATTCTGGAAATAGTATAACAACTACAATTAATGGCTCTAAACAAACTTCTGCAACAAGAACCGGATGGGTATCGGCTTATAATACAGTTTTAAATTTAGGTTATGATGCTGGAGGAACTAACGAGTATATGCTGGGTAATTTTTATTGTTTTGCTCATTATAATAAAATTCTTTCTGATGGAGAAATTTTACAAAATTACAACGCGCTAAGGGGGCGCTTTGGTTTATGATAGAAGGTCCAATTCAAACTAATAATAATGGACTTGTATTTTATTTTGATACAAAAGAGCCAAAAAGTTATGTGGGTGAGCCAACGACAAATCGCAATCAGCAAATTTCAAATTATACTGGGACTAATTATGCAGATGGTTCACATGGCGGAGAATGGACATCTAATCCCACAAGATTTACAAAAACATACAATGGCTCAATAATTACTCCAATAGGATTTGGCGCGACATTATGCTCTGAAAGTGGAACGGCTGGATTTCATCATTTAAGCTCAATGGGAGGAGGAGAAGAATCAGGAGCGCATTCTATATCTTGTTATGTTAAACCTTTAAATTCTATAACTGATTTTACAATTGGTATGTTAGGTGATGGCAGCAATCAAGTTTCTTTTAATCTTTCCACTAAAGCTATTACATATGGCGGAGGCATTAGTAATAGAAATGCATTTTGTGTTGAAGTCAGTGGCTTTCCTGGTTGGTTGTATGTTGGCGCAAATATAGAAGGCAGAGCTGGAGGTTGGGTTGGATGTGTAGGCATAAGTACACATTCAAGCTACACTCCAACAACGCCATATAAAACATTTTATATTACTGGACTTCAATATGAATATAAAGTTGCACCAACAAAATTTACAGTTGGAACTAGATCTAACACTCAAGGTTTACTTGATTTAACTGGTAATTCTACTTTAAATTTATCCACAATGACCACTTACACCAATACTTCTGGTTTAAATTGGTCTGGTAATAATTACATAACAACAGCAAATAATTGCAACTTAACTAGTGATCAAACTTTAACTGCTTGGATAAAACCAACAAAATCAGGTGCAAATACTGGGCCGCACAATACCGTAATCTGTACTGATCCTGGTTATCAATACGGTATAAAATTAATGAATTATAAAAATAATAGCCGTTATGGTTTATGGCTTGGTTTTGGCTCTAGTAATTATGAAGCTTTATATGCTGGTAATATAAATGATGGTGTCAATAAAATGTTTACTGGAACATGGACCCAATCTACTGGAGTTGTGAAAATTTATATAAATGCTCAATTAGTGTCTACCATTAATACAGGTGTTACAAGTGCAATTTCTTTGAATACTGGTCAAATATATGTTGGAACAGGGTATGAATTGGCTTGGGGAAATGGCAATATGTTTGAAGGTGATATATATGCAGCAGCAATTTATAATAGAGCGCTTTCGGACACTGAAATTCTTAAGAACTTTAACTCCCAGAGAAGCCGTTATTCCGTGTAAATATATAAAGAATTTAAATTATGCCAGACATCGTCATAACTCCAAATAGGGGTACAAGTAATAACCCAAA